GTGAGCCGAAGAGTTCGAGGAACTGCATTTTATTCGCACTTGATAGGGCGTCATACTGAGCCTTATTAGCTGCGAACGTAAACCTAAGAGAATTAGGTTCTCGCAATAAGCGGTTCAAAGTCCCTTGCGTTACTTTGTCATCATTGATACCGTCAAACACTACAATTGTTGTTGATCCTGTTGGTCTATCTGTTATCGTATCAAAAAGATTGTATTCTCTATATGGACTAGTCATGGTGAAGCCAAACGGGTCAGGATCCCCAGCATTATATACATAGTTAACTGTATACTTTACTTGCCAAACTGCTTGCGGATCAGGTGTCGGCTGATTAAAGAAGTTGCCCGTCACAGGATTGCGTAACGTAAAATAAACATAGAAGTCAACGCTCCAATTGCTGTCACCTGTGGGGAATCCTGCAAACCCTGCTGTACCAGGAATTTCTACAATCCATGATAACGTGAAGATCAAAGAATTAATGTTATTTACTCTATAATTAGTAGTTGGCTTCGGCAATAAAGTATACTCTGGCCATACTCCTCGTACAGCTCCATTTGATGGATTATTATACTCAACAAAGAACTCCTTATATATTTGACGGGATAAAGTAGCAATGTTTGCAACGTTTGAGGGCTTGTTGTTGAACAGTCTACTATTAACTTCATCAACCCACCTAACCTGTGGATCCTTATACTTTTGATTAGGTGTATCAATGGGGATGAGTTGAGCAGAAAGCATATTAAGATACGAAGTCGCTAAGATTATATTGCAAGTTGTCTAGGATGTAATCACCGTCAAAGCATTGACTATACAGAATTGAGCCGTCGTACCCTTTCAGCTCTTGCGTATACTTTACGACTGCGGTTGCCCCCGCTAATACAATATTTTTAAACTGTGGCACTACTTCCAGTACTGGTTTAGATTGCAAAGACTGTATGTAAGATATTGTTCTCCTGTAGAGAACTTCCTCCGTAATATCAACGGTTGTTGTATTTTCACCTGATTGATCTTCAGTGTTTGAAGGTTCTTGCAAGTCGTATACTTTCATGTTGTCATTTGTTTGCGAGAAGGGGTTAACAACACAGTAATAGTCTTGCAAAGTAATTGGTGAAGTGAATTTGACAACAGGGAATTGCGGATTAATAAATGAGTAATTATTTCTAGTTAGCCTGATGGATGTTGACTGTGCGAACCCTTGCCCATTGTTCACGTATGGGAATATGAATCTATAACCAACACCGCCGTCTTTGACGCTTGCTGATGTTAAGAAAGTGTCACTAGAGTTAATATTATCAGTTGTAGTTATGTTTGAGAATCTTTGCGGTGCGAGCCGTGCGTCTCCTGTTGAATCAAAGTATGCCACACCTTTCCTAAAATCTCCATAGAGAATTGAAGGCTTTAACTGTCCACCTACGTTTACAAGGCCTCCGTCAGTCCAATCCCAGAACTCAGGGTAAGTGATAGCCTCTGTTAATAGTTTTAGATCATTCTCCGCACCTGTGATCAATTGAATATCACGATCCCCAGATATAGGCTCAAATTCAAACTCTTGATCTAACTCTCCTAAGAATGTAGCAAGTGAGTAGCCACGTAAATCCCGATCCATGTTGTCTAATCTCTTGAGTTGTAGTTTGTATGAGTAGCTAAGCATTTTAAGCTCGACTGTATAATCGTCTTTGACCTCTCTACTTTCAAATATAAATAAGAGGTCTTGATTGCTTTCTTGTATTCTTATCCCGAAATCGTTACGTCTTATAACGTCATTTATTCTGGAGAACTTTGAGTTTATACTGATATTAAGCTGGTGCGGTGCTCGCAAGTTTAACATTATGTACAAGCTTCCAACGTCACCATTAATATGATCTATCAGTGCCGTATTCTCAAAAGTAGCAAGGTTAAACAAATGTATAATCATATTAATACGTAAATAGATTGTCTATCTTAACAGTGACTGATCCTGTGCCGTTATTTGTGACTCGAATAGTCTCGTTGGTTATAGTCTCAAAGGGTCTAGGATTAAGAAGCCCTGAGAAGTAAAGTCCCCTACTTCCAACCGCTTCAACATTGTACCTACCTGTCGCTACTTCAACCTCTAAGCTTCCCGAATAGAGTCTGTTGTAGTATGAGTTATACACCAGATTAGTAGGGCTATTCACACTGTCAAGCCACTTTATTCTAATGCCAGATCCATTATTTAGGTTTTGAAGAGTTACACTTTTACCAATTGTAAGCTGTGAAATCTCTAACCTATATATTTGGTTCTCAGCTGGTGAATCTTTAAAGCTGTAAGTATTGCCTCCGCTTGTAACATCTGAAAGAAGATAATCATTAGTAGCGCTTGCTGATAGCATGTTATTCAAAACATACATTCTATTTGTTTGAGTTACATCTCGCTCAAAAAATCTATCCCGTAAGTATACAAAGTAATTAATATTCTCAACCCCTAAGCCAGTGAAGAACGCTTGCTTTTGAGCGTCTGTTATCGTGTTAATATTGACGGGTGCAAATGAGGAACCCCACGCAGCAGCTAAGTATAAGAACGAACCCCAAACAGTAAGCCCTGAGATATAATTAGCGAGGTCAACGTATTCTATATCCGCTGAACAGTCATATAAATAAGGTTTTTCTAAAGTAAGCGCCACCGTATAATCTTGGTCTGCCATTGTCTTGTTTTCAAACTGTCCCTCTTTGATTGTAGGGGGTATAGTGCAGTCCGCTATGTTATAAAACCATTTTTCTGGCGGTCTGATATAGTTTCTATCTTCTGAGAGTTGCTTCACTTGATACCAGAACGTAAGCCGTGGCGGTCCAAAGAATACCCTGTTGACAAAGTCAGTAGTGAAAATAGAAGTGAAAGGATTACTAAATGAGTATTCAAATAGATAATCAGCGCGCTTGTTACGATTAGCTCCATTAAGTCTTTGTGAGCCATCGCTTAATGCTGATTCGCTTCTTTGAAGCTTTACTCCATTAGCAAGTTGACCCTCAAACTTATTCTTGTAAAAGATATAGTTGGGTTCATTAGCATTGCCATATTGGAATATTACCTTGTCGGAGATCATGAGAATACGTAGTTAGATTGTGTGAATATTTTTTGAGGTGTGCCATATTGGTTAATGGTTACGTTTTTCACTGTCTTAGTCTCGCCTTTAATTTGATTTTGATTCATCACTCGTCCGTCATTTCCTGGAATCATGTATTGTTTGCCTTTGACGTCTAGAATTTCTGGACGGTTAAACTCTCCCGTTTCGTACATGTTGTCGCCTTCAACTGGTCCACCGTTTGCCCTGCGACCAACGGGTGCAAACAACCCTCCAATTGTGCTCGAGGCGAAAAAGTCCGAGGCGAAAAAGTCCTTAGTTGTGCTCGAAGAGTGATTGAGACCTTTTGATATAGCCGACTCGGTTTTCTTCCAGTTGTCGTAAACTGCAATCAGACCGTCAACGGTTCTATACAGAGCGTCCGCAATCGATTGTATTATGCTAGCAACTGTTCTCAGATCATTTCTAAACTGCTCGCTTGCCATGTATTCCATAAGCTGTTGAAAAGCTTTTTTGACGACTGGCCATAGCTGATATCCATAGTATCTGAAGAGCTGAACTAGAGGTTTCCACGCTTCGTAATATACTTTGATTGACTCTTTTCCTCCATTGTTAAACCAGTCCTGCAACGCTCTCAGTACTGGTGCAATAACTTGTGACCATGCTATGTCAATACTTCGTGCAATAGCCCCGAATGTTCTAGCCCCCCACTGGCTAATGGTCTCTTCATTAGCAGATAACCATTCTTGAAAGCCTGCAGCTTTTTGCTGAGCAAGATCAAAAAATGACCCTGATTTAACATCGCCCTCTGATGTTATACCCATAAAACTAAGTATCATATTATCAATCCCATCCTTCACGTTGGAGAAGATTCCCCCCAGTGATCGAGATTGTTTATCCATCAGGTTGTTAAACTTTCCACCTTCTTTCGTCATGTTCGCAAAAGCTGTATTAACAGTGGCAAAATTTACTTTGATCTTACTTGTGCCCATGCCGTCTCGAAGCTGTGCAACAGTAACCCCTAATACTTTCGCAATTTCTTCGTAGATAGGAATTCCACGGCTGGCGAACTGGTTAAGATCTTGAGTATAAGCTTGACCCTGTGCTCTAACCTGTCCATATACAAAAGCTGTTTCTTGAACGCTCGTTGATACGCCTGCTGAAACGTCTCCCAGCATTTGCATTGTAGGGATTATATCTTTAGCACCAACACCCATTGCCAGCAATTGCTTGGAAGCGTCAATCAATTCAAAACGCTCGAATGGTGTTGTCTTAGCAAAATCTGTAATATCCTGCATTAGCTTGCGGCGTGCATCTGGATCGCCGAGCATTGTATCAAAGGCAATAGATGTTTGTTGGATACTATTACCCATTTTGAGTCCGTACGCACTCACCGCCGTAAACGCCCCTACGAGCCCTACAGTGAGTGTTTTACCAAGATCGAATGCTTTGCCCGCTAGATTTTTAATTGCCCCACCAATGCTTGAGAATGCGTCCCGTACACCCTTTGTACTGCTTGCAACCTGTTCAAAATATCTTTTTGAACTTTTCGCAAAGCTACTAATATCTTTGAGAACCGCACTAAGCCCTGTCGCTAACGGTTTTGTATCAGCTTTTATTTTAATTGTTACAGCTCCTTTGTCGAACATTAGTTAAAAGTTTCCCCCGTCTTTTCAATGTCTATATCTAAGCTTTCATATACGCTTTTTGCTACTTGCTTTTTACTTTCTTCCTTTCCTGTTAAGAGATCTAGGATCTCCTTTCTATTACGGTTGTTTGGATCGTTATTAAGGTAGAATGAGTAATTCTCAAGCAATATATCAATTGTGTTGTTATGGTAGAGTATGTTAGAGCGTGCGAGATCAATTGCTTGTAAGTCTTTGTTTGTAAATTCTTCAATCTCGCTAGCACTAAATCCTAAAAGTCTAAGCTCGTAATAATCTACGAGCCAGTCGCTTTTTTTATTGATTCACGATCTCCATTAATAACTTTAACCAGCTCTAAGAGTTCAAACTGCGCAAACATATCTAAGACTTCTTCTTGCGTGTATTTAGTACACTTAGAGACGATCTCACACATAACGTTAAGATCGTCTTCTTGTTGCTGGTCAGTAGCCTTTTCACCTACAAGCTTGTTAGATAGCTTATTAAGTTCAAGCATTTTCTTACCTACAGCAAGCTGTACTTCTACTTCTCCGATTCCTTCGTATGATAGTTTTATAGTTCTCATAATTTATTAGGTAATAGTTCCATCGGTATCAATGCCAGGTCCCATAATCGCGAATCGATTATCGTTGAGTAAATCAACATGACCTCTAAAAGTATACTGAATCTTTACAATCTCACCAACAGCGTTAGGCACTGAGATTGACTCAACGTGTGCAGCTCTAGATAAGAGAATAGTCAAAGGATTGCCTACCTCAGTTCCCCAATTAGTTCCTGTTGATTTCTCAACAAAGAAAGGCTTAATTACAAGTGGGTAAGTATCCAGAATGTCTGGATTTGATTCAAGTGTTACACGTCCCGCAAATGGGTTTGTTGGCACAAGAGCCTGTCCAACCTCTTCGGCTGTAAACATGCGAGGGTCAATCTTATTGAGTACATTCTTGTCGAGACCTTGAATAGTTGGGGTGAACATAATGTGCCCGCCTTGGCTAACTGAAAGCCATGCTCCGTTTTCTCCTGAGAGGGCTGAACCTGTTGGAGTTGCTGATGTGTTGATCTCAAGTGGGTGTTCCCCTGCGTCTGAGATTCCGATGAAGAGACCGTCAATGTAAATTGCTACTTTGAGGTTCGCAACTGCGTCAATGTTTTTTTGAGTAACTGGTGATGGTGATGACATAATTATTGAATACCCGTTATCTTATCAAAATATATGTATAAGATGGGCAGGCGACGGGTTTAGCCTGCCTATCTGAAGGCAACTTCTTTAATCATACCTTGTCAATTGTACAGCTTAGCGTCATCATTTGTATACATAACCTGCATATTCATTGCATACTCACTGACGTTTGTAGTGTTTGGTATAAGCCCCCAGAAATAAGGAGGTCTGCCTTGTATATCCATGATGGTAATGTTATCTGGAGTCTGGAAGGTCTTATTCATTAACTCATTATATATAGCCATTGCTCTATTCCCTGCGTTTGTTCTGTTAGTATCTCTTACATAGATAGAGAAAGCAAAGTTTTGGGTAGCTGAATTATTATCTTGTGTGCTTCCTGTATTGCTCATGATTACTATACGGCTTTCTTCCAAGCTTGTATCAGTTGGTGAGTAAGCATAATCAACATATACTCCTGTGTATCCTTTTTCCTCTAAATAGTCTGCAATTGCGTCTAGTATGTAATTCATAAAGCTTTTTTAAATTCGTCTTGTATAATATCAATGTATCCTCCGATCTCGCTTTCTAATGTATTATTTAAGAAGCCAGTTTCACCGCCCGCTGGTCTGTTCTCAATGATATGGCTTCCATCTGCCCTCATTCCTCTGTGTTGATACATAGCGTATTCAGTATTAAAACCAGCTTCTAATGTATCACCGTCAATTAAGTAATTAAAAGAATCGTAGAGTTCCCCTGTATCATTTGGCACTCGTGTCTTAGAGTCTTGATGTAATTGCTTCCCTATTCTATGAAACCCAGAACGTATTGCACGCATTGCACTCTTTTGACTCAGAGATTTATTGATTTTTTCCAACGCTGCATTCACGTCTATCTCGGCACTCATCATATACTTACGCCCCCTTCGATTTGTAGCTGACACCACTGAAACAATACTTGCCCGTTTAGGCTACGTGTTGCTGTTACATTGGCAACGGTGTAAAGTTCGCCTGCATAACTTACAAGATTGCCTTTCTGAATAATGACGAATGGTCCTACATGCAAACTTGCGTTGTAGCTTTGATCTTGCCCCCTTTGATTATACTCAGTTTTTTGGCCAGTGGATAAACGCCCTTTAATTACGGTAGGGTTTGAGGCGGTGCGATCTCCTCTCCTATTTGCTGTGATAGTTCTATACAGAGTTACGGTTTGGTTTAGTTGTGGTATCATCCTATGCTTGTACCAATTACCCCGTAGCTATTCAACAAATCAAGTGCGTCTGGATTGATTCTATCTGTTAAGTCTAATCTTTGTGAGTCAAAACGCTCTGAATAACTATCCTTCGCTACTGTATACCCCAGCGATTGTATATTGCTTGTAGGGATAGCGTCTTGAGTGTTTTCAATCCAATCATATTGTAATTCGATTGCCTGTTTTATAAACTCGGGTATTATCTTTTGTATTTCGTTATTAAAGTAACTCACATCGCACTTTCTAGGGATCTTAGCTTGTTGATACACTGAACACTTAAAAGTCCCTGTGGGGTTAACTGTGGAGGTGAAGTTTAGTACGCCGTTATCTGATGAGTCAATATATATCGCAAGGCCTTTCAAAGCTCCGTTTTCTATACGAATAACACAGTTTTGGTAAAAGTTCTTTTGATCTGAATTACTTGGAAGCGTTGCCGTTGTAGCTGTGAAGACTACGCCTTCAAATAACTGCACACCTGTATAAGCTTTAGCAAATGGTGAGTTAAGTAAGAAGATTGATATTACGCTGTCAACTTGCCTATTCGCCTTCATCAGCCATTTTTCTATCACTGGACTTGCTTGCGGATCTCTTCGGTTCGTCAGTTCCTGCAACGTGAGGTAGTTTATTTGATCGTTCATATGTTAAGTTAGTAGTTTCTAATTGATCGGCTGTATAAAGTATATTATTTGCATTCGTAAAGTAGTATACGCCTTCTTCAGTGATCTTGATTGTAGTGATTATAAAAGCTGGAGTTTTGGTTTCCTTGCCTTTCTTGAGCGTTGGCTGTAGCGGTCTTACCCTATCGCCTATTTTGAAAGTTATATCGTACATAAAATGTTTTAGTATGCCCTACAAGCTGCAAGATTAGCATTAAAAGCCTGTAGGTTAGTTATAGAATAGTGTAAACAACTTGAGTAGTCAAATGTACAAAAAAAGAAGGGGACGTCTCCCCCTCTCTCTATGTATGTATGTGGTTGACTATGCAACTCCACCGAGGACTGGTAATACAGTTGTAGGTCTGTAGATCTTAGTTCCAAATAGAGTTTCCATATGGTAGTTCTTATCGCCTCCGATTACGTTAGCGTTGTAAGATATTGTCAAACGAGTAGCAAGGTTAACATCGTTATTTCTAACGGTCATTTGTTCCACGCCGACTCCTTCAATTGGAAGTTCACGGACTGCTGCAACGATTGAGTCAGTAGTGAAAGCGTAACCTACCTTAGTAGATACAGCTGCAAGGTCAGTGTTAAGTGTGTAATCAGTTCCAACACGTGTCGCAGCCGAAGGGATGATGATCATGTTAAGAGTTGAAAGAATAACGCCGTTAGCTAGAGTTGAGGACTGATCAGGGTTAGCAAGTCTTGCAACCTGTTCATCCTGTAGTAACTCTCCATAGATGTCCCCTGGGAGAACAACAACTTTAGTTTGGGTTTCAGGAACCTTAGCATCAAAGAAGCTCTGCCAGAGTGTAGCGAGTAATTTGTAGTTACCAGCCGTTGCTGTTGATCCAACTGCGTTCCCAATAAGGTCTGCACTGTTGAAAGTACCAAGCAACATTTGAGATTCAATGCTGTTTCCGTGTTCGTTAGCTGCATTAACGAGAATGTCGCTAGATGGGTTAACGTTAGCAAGAGTAACATCTGCGTCGTTCAACGAGAATGGAGTTGAAGCGATTGAGTCAAGTGTAAGAGTTACATTAGTAAGCGTTTGCTTAGGAAAGGTAACCGCTCCACCTGTGGATGTAACAATGTTAGTAGTAATCGCGGGGACAACTGGGATTGAAAGAGTTTGACCTCTTTGGTACGCGCCTGTGTCAGTTGCGAAAGTTGTATCAGATCGTACAAACTGTTTGAGTACGTTACTGAATGTAAGTTGTTTGAGCAAACGATTTGCTAATAGTGTAGTTTGTGCTTGTGCAATAGATGCGTTTGTAGTGATAGCCATATAATAATAAGTTGCTAATCTTGCTTATTAAGACTTGAGAGCTTCGAGAATCTCCGCTTCGTGTCTTACATACATTCTGTTATCTCCAGAATTGAGTATTTCCAATGCACGCTCTTTTGATATTTTTACACCACCTTCACCTGTAGTCGACTGAGGCGCTGGGATGTATTTATCATTAGATCGAAAAGCGTCAGGGTAATTGCTTTTGACTTGATCTATAGCTTCGGACAAATTAGTAATTTCACCACTATCATCATATTCAAGCAGGGCTTTCGTTTCCTTAGCCATTAAGTTCTTCCATTGAGGTTTAACCAGTGCGATTTCAGCTTCGATTGCTTGAGTGGTGGTAACGTCCTTTAATTTATTGAGTGTCTCTAAATGTTGAGATTTCTGTGCGTTCAATACATCTTCGTATTTACCTTGTTCGAGCTTCTTAGCTTCTTCCTGTTTAGCTTCCGCCTCTTCGTATTTTCTTAATTTTGCTCCTTGTTCTTTGAAAGCTTTACGCATTTCACGAATACGAGATATGTTGTCAGTCGAGTTACCAGATGTATTATCATCTGATTGATCTACTGTATCTTGTGTTACTGTATCTTGTGTTACTTTATCAGTAACGTCTTGTATTTTGTCTTCATCCATATATTCAGCCGCTTGGTTACGTAGTTTCTACAGTGGCGAGCTGTATCACTAGATATACAAATGAGTAAGTATATGATTACATATTGTCAAGTTACAAAGGGTTGTATCCTGCTTCTTCCGCCTCTTTTAAGCTCGTAAAATATCTATATGTACACCTACAACCAAAATCAAACATAGGCTCATAACTAGCACTCATACTCCAAACCTTATAGTTATGTTCTTTATGAGTTGGCCTCACTCTTGCATCCATGCGGGATATTGCACCAACGAAGCTAAACCCTGCGCCTTCCGCAAGCTTCATTTGTGTCAGCTGGACAACCCCTGTTCGTAGGCCTTCGTTAATCTCAACGCCTCTCTTTGCCAGGAACTCTTGTATCTGTTGTTTACTTAGTTGTTTACCTTTGGCGAGGCTGGCGAACTCTCGTGTGCTGGTTGCATTTACGCCTTTGTACCCACCGTCAAAGTATTTCTTAATTATATCTTTATTGCCTTTAGAGCCTGGAATACTGAGAGCTTTTGACGTGCCATACAAAACCGCTACAAGGTAAAGCAAGGCGAAGTTGTTTAATTCTTCTGGATCAGTCGCAGTCCCATATTGCTCGTTGAATATATATACAGCTTGATCTAAGTATTGGCCCACAGCGTCTGAGTATGCTTGTAGTTCTTCTTGTGTGTATTCACTAAACATTGCTTATAGCAGTCATTAGATTATTAGCCACCTCTAAGGATCGTGGGGCGGTCGCAACTTCTTCAACAATATCAACACCTAGGCTTCTCGCTACTTCGCTTTCTGGTACGTCTAACGTCATCGCACCTGCCTTTGTCTTTAGGTATCTGTTCTTAATAGCGTCCACTTTTGCAAGGTTTTCAATAGCAGCTTTTGTGTCTTCTAAGACAATACCTGCCCATTTTATTTTGGGAAGTGAGCCAGTATATCCGAACTTTGTATTCGCTATGTTATAGAATATCTTTTGAAGTGGTGATTCAATAAGGTATTGCAAATCCTCTACATGGTTAATAGTCTTCTGCATTAATCGTCTCATTGCTACTTCTGACATCTGCCCCGTGTTCATCTGAGCGTCGTAGAACATCTTTGAGATATACATTTCGTCGAATAATTCTTGCTTGATGGTGGCACGCTCATCAAATAGATAGTTCATGTTATACTCATTAATGATATACTTATTATCGCCCCCTGCTCTACCAGCTGGGAATATATATAATTTATCCCGCATTTTCTTGAATGCGCTAGTGAATGCATAAGACGCTGAATGTAGAAATGCGTTGACCCGTGGCGATTCGTTCATGAACGTTGACGGCGTTGCAAGCTGTTCTGTTGGTCTTGCATTAGTCTCTTCTTTTGCTTGGTTGACCAGCTTCATTACTTCCTCCGAACCTTGAAACTTAGGGAAGGCGTTGTAAGTGAATATTACATCACATAGGTTAATCAACCGATTGTAATAATTAAGCTTAGAAAGAATAGGCATTGATAGATCGCCTTGCCCGTAGTAGCAATCATCTTTGACGTTGTACTGCACCCCCTGAAATACATTGTATTCCAGATCAGTGATGAGTGAGTATGACAAACCGTCTTCTTCAACCTTTGTAGCTTCTGGAACTTCAAAGTACTTCTTAGCGTCTACCTGCTTTTGACTTTCTTGGGCATAGTCAACGTATGCAAGATAGATGATACTTTCATCTGAATAGATAGTTTTTAGTGTGTAGGTATTCGATCCTATTTCTTTTTCAATGAGTGTGTAAAAGTATTCTGGCTCAGCCTGCGGATTCTCTGGATTATACTGAGCATAAGTGATCCGTGGTGATATGTTATAGATATGAATATCATCCTTTTCTTGGCTTAATTGGACATAGCTTGATCCGTAGACTTTAGCGTTCTCAACAAACTTCTCAAGCCGTGCATAAAATGATTTAACATCGCGTATCTCTTGGATTTTTTCGTTGAGCGCACCATTACCAAAGTCCACTTCCATCTGTCCAATCTTGACTAAATCAACAATGATAGACACGGCACTTCTGAACATGTCACTTGTTATGTACTCGTAACTGTGTACTTTGTAATCAAATTCGTTTACGTTAAAATGGCTATAATACTCACCTGAATAGACGGCTTTTTTTAATTCATAATCACGTGCATTTTCCTCCCGTCCTTTTTTAAGGGTGTGTTTCATACACAAAACGTCCTGTTAATAACGTGATTTGTCAACTGTACATGCGGATATACTCGAAGTTATTATAGCAGATAAAATCAGAGAAAAGTAGATCATCGTTAAACCCCCCTTGTGCTTCGTATCGCTGCTTTTCTACTCTCCAAATAAATGTTTTAGCCTCGTCTATCTCATCCTGATTAATCATGTCCAGCTTCCCGTCTTGGAATGCATAGACAAAGTTATTAATAATCAGATCCCTATTCTTAGCCGTTGTTTGAAATCCTAGGTCGGGAAGAAGTGCGTCTGTTTGCTTCGTAATATCTTGAATATAGCGTTTGTGGATAAACTTCTCATCATACCTATCTTGTATCATGTTTTGCACCGCACGCCCTAAGCCGTTGACTTCGCAGGCTATGTACGTGATTGACCCTGGTGAGTTGTAATACGTCGCAAGGTTAACCGCCCTGATCGCCGTTTCTCTTTCCCGAACCTTTGCTTTCATCTGTGCGACTAATTCACCTGTGTAAAAGTTTCTCATGGTGATACAGGTCCAGTCGTTACCTAGTCCGCTTGAAGGGTCAATACCTATTGAATAGATTTGATTAGCTTCTGGAAGTTTGAATAGTTTAATCTCATCAGTCGTTTGAATAGGCTTAATTGGTTTAAGATTAGCCAACATGTCAAGATCAAACTTACGTGCTAAGTGCTGAGATTCACTCGCTAAGCCTAAAATCTGCCCTGCATAATATTCTGGGTTATAGCTAGGGCTTGTAGCGTCGTTGTAGCTATCATATTGTTTTTTTGTTTGCTCGGGTAAGTGTTCATTGTCTTTGTACGTGACAAAGACTTGGCAGACCCCATCGATCGTTTTTGGAATTAATTTATAGTAGTCTTTGTACTCGCTCGCTTCAAAGTCAAAATAGCGTTTTATTATCCAATGTTCAAGATCTGGAGTGTTGAGGATGATTATAACTTTGTGACCTTCTTTTCTTAGTGTATCAAGTAAGGAGTTGACACGCTCTTCATCTCTGATGTCTTCAGCCTCCTCTATTATCGCTAAGTCGATATCTTCGAAACCCTTCAAGTCAGCTTTTTGTTCTACTCTAGACTTTCTGAATCCTTTCGTGATGATTAGTTGATTATCATTAGTAACATTCTTTACCCCTGTGGTTTGCACCTCATATACGCTTTGAAGTATAGGGGCTTGCGATATTGCCTTCTCAAACCTACTGCGGATATTCTGTAATATAGATTGACTAATTGAAAGCCCTACGTCTCGAAGTAGTAGGGTTCTAAATGACTGATCTCGTAAATGCTCTATAGTTGTATAGTTGCCAGCTTCGAACGTCTTACCAGCTCCACGACCTCCTATGAGTATGGCAATATTCCACTCTTTACTATAAAACTTCTTCCACGCTGTAGATGGTTTGTATTTTACCCTAATCATTGAGATCTATATCTATATGTATCCCTAAATCGCCTGTTATTTCTTTTTTGTCTGGGGCATATAGTCCATGCAGCTTACTCAATTGATCAAGCGTCTTGTTTGCATTACTTAAGTCGGGCTTAGAGAAGACTTCACCAGTGACTGATTGCTTTTGTTGAATCAGTGCTAAGTTGTACAGATTCAAGTGCTGTTCAGTAATCCATTTGAAGTCAACTTCAGTTTGTTCTTTCAGCTCTTTTTGCCTTTTTTTAACGTATTCCGCGATATGAGGTTTTCTTAGTAACTGCAGTGCACACACTTCCGCAGTGTTGCGGTTCTTCTTTTTACCGTAGACTGATATATACGCAAGATAACCGTTCATGCTGTTGGTGAGGTATTCGTCAACGAATCTTCTATGTCTATCATTTAGTTTCATAGTGTGTATTCTTTTATGTAGTTATGTATGTGCTTACTCATATAACTTTATTTAGCGGTTTTGGAAGCAGATCAAGCTTATCCCAATTTGTTTGTAATAGTTCAAAATCACTTGTTGACTGATAATTGCCCGTCTCTTCACTGTATGATCCTGATTCTGTTGCTAGCGTGAAATAGATTTGACCTATCTTCATGTAACGTTCTAACGTTATAGGTTTGGCGGCTATAAACTCCATTGCCCATCGGTTCATAAACCCTACGTCCCCGTGGCCTGCTAGTGTGTGTATTATGCCGTGTCTGCCCGCTGAGCTTCTAAGTTTGAAGCTTGGTAATATATCACTATTTGGCGCGGTTCCGATAAACTCTTCTGTGTGAGTTAAATAAAACTTATTTTTGTGGCACTCTAGTGGTGCTACGTCTAGATCATGCCAATATTTCATCGGATGTATTCCATCTGACTGGATATACACCCATCTGCCTAATCTTACGTCAATAGACTGATTATTAATTAGCTCATCTCTAAAGTCTGAGGTTAGTATCTTATTATCTTGAATTGCTTGTAGTAGTGCTTTTCTGCTTAGTATCATAGAGTCTCTAATAATTCTTTAAGTTGCTTAACTGATTTGACGGCGTAAAACTCCAGAAATGGGTGATGAAATGCTAGCATTTTGGCTTTCATCTTATACACGTCAGTTGGGAAGCCTTTGGCGTCTATCACGATGATCTTGCGATTGTGCAGAATCATGAAGTCAGCAATGTATTTGATTGCTCTGATATTATTGCCCTGCATATCTCTGAATTTGGGTTGTAATTCAAAGCTAGGCTGTAACTCAACTATCTTATCCCCTAGGAACTTGAAACAGTTAGCCTCTAATTTCGAATCAAACGTAATTCCTCCTATTTTCGTTTTAGTTGCGTTGTACTTATGCTTAATCATATATTTGTTCAAGTGTATCTAAAAATATGTGAGCATAGTTTACTTGTTTGACTGATCTTTTAGTAAACTCATTTGTAAACACTGCTACAACTTCTATATTCTCGGTCTCATAGAACCGATTTACAGCCTCGTTTATTTCCTCACTGGATACTTTCCCCTTTATACACATAATATGGTGCCTAAATGCACTAGGTAGAGCGTAGGGGTATTCAGAGGGTACTATCACAACGGACTCATCACCTGTGAAGAACTTCATAACGTGATCGTTCGGGTCAATATTATTCTCACTAAGGGCTATCAAATGTCTTTTGTATGCGCTCTGAGTTCTTCGCTTGCGTTTGAATCCTGCTTTCTCAATAGCGAAGAATAAATGCTTGTAAGTGGGGTTAATGTAGAGTATGTTCATAATTAATCATTAATGTAATTAATAAAATCTGTAAGCGGGCTTGTTCCTCTTGAGTCATTAAGTTTATGGTTAAGTTTATACGTGTTGTATGCGATCACTAGCATTGCGAAGGTCTGCAGTAGTGCGATTACTAGTGATACTGATAAGATGAAAAATAGGGATATAGTCATATTTTATACTAAATTATTAGAGTTAAGTTTAAATTGATCTGCCCATTTTCCTCTACCGTAGGGGTTCAAGTTCAAACGCTCAAAGTCTGCTAAGTCTTCTTTTGTATGGACTAACACTTTCCCTTCCTCCTCACTGCTACGCTCCTTTGCGTAGTAATCAGCCCAGAACCAATCTTTCCATCCTCGTACTTCATATAATTTACTAGGCTTCTTTGTTTGGATCACAAATCTGATATAACCTTCTCGTTGATCTGTTGGTTTGTCTTCGATCGCTTCTATGATCTTAACGATTGATGGATATTCCATGAGAGAGGGAACAAGTTGTTTGATTAAATTAATAATTTCATCACGTTCAGACTGCACAAGTTTTTTATCTTCCTTCATTTCTATAAAAGGTGATGCTGTAGGCTCTTCCTGCTTCTTTTTTACTTCTTCTTTTTTACTATTCTCTTTATTACTAATGGTGACGGGGTTTACCGTCGACGGATTTCCCGAGGACGGTTGACCCGTCGACGGTTTTGCTTTTCTAGGTGTATCATTAATCCAATAATCGTAGCCGTTGAATGTTCCGTCAGCGTTTTTAGCAGGTGTCCTTAGCACCCAGCCTTTTGCTTGTAGCTCTTGAAGAGCATTACGTACCGCATCTTTGCCGTCTTTGCTTTGCAATGCAATTCTATCAACTGAGAAATCCCATTCATCTGGCTTAGAATTAAGAAATGCGTATAGTCCTTTTGCTTTAAAAGATATGCTATCATCGTTTAATAATTCATTAGGGACTGATGTCCATCCTTTGTTGAATCGTTTTATTTTAGACATATCTGATTGCTGGTAATTGTTTATTAAAATACTGGTAGCCAAACTCTTGACCATCCTGCTCTAGTTGCTGAAGTGTTCGGTTGTAAATACCTGAGTACTCATCAATCCTGTCTTCATGAGACTTAATGATGTTTGCTAGTGCTTTTCTTTTGTTCATGTCTACTTCATCTTCAGCCTTCTGCTTAAGGTTGTGGCTTATATCATCGACTAAGCTCTTTATGGTGAAGTAGAGCGTCATTGCGTTAGAATCAAGTTTAACGACGTTTTGATAGTCTTTATTGTCTTTGTATGATTGGTAATAAGCAAATCCCATAGATGTGGCTTGTAGATTAATATCATTGCCTTCTGAGCATTTTTGCATTAAGCTATTGAATGAGCGGATATTATTCATTGGTGTGGTGTCTTGCTCGTCTATTTGATAATTTTTTGTAAGTGGGATCATATTAATTGCTTTCTAGTCTGTTAATTTGTGTCTTCAAGAACTCGAGGTAATCGCATTTTGATTCGTAGCTTGAGTTCTTTGCTCCGAGGTATGTTTTGCCCGTCATTCGCTTGTATAGATCATGAGCTGATACGTGGCGTTGCCTGAAGCTTTCGATATTACCAAAGAGCTTATAGACACATCTATTAATCTCTGCCCCTAAATCATCTTTGAGGGCTTTCAGGGCTGTTCTAGTCTCAGTTGCTTTGAGTTTAATTAGTGAGCCGTGTAAAATGTTCTGATCTTCAATTACTCGTTGCTGTTGTTTGTTCTCTTTTTGCAATAGTTCTAATTGCTCTTCAGCTTCAAGTGCTAATAATAGTAATTGCTTTCTGGTTAGCTCTTTAGATTGCGTGTAGCCTTTTGAAAATAGCTCATCAAGCTTAGAAGTGCAGTACACTTCAAATTCTGGACTTATCCACTGAGCAAGCTTGATCGCTACTTCACGTGTTCCAAATGTTCCAACTCCATTAATAACATTGAGCTGTGGGCAATTCCCCCTAGCTTCCTCTAATGCTTTAATATATGCGGACGTTGATTTGTTTCTCAACCATTCTCTGATGTCTTTGCTTTTTGACACGGCAAGTTTAGTTAAATTGACTCTTCCATCAATTACTTCAAAAATATCTGTTGTACTTAGGGTTTTAGTATTATCGTTCATAAGTTTTTAAGTCATTTAATTGACTTACGAGAGGGGTAACTTATGAATTGACACCCCTCTTGTAAACCAACAAAATTGATTGAGTAGGGCTTTCACCTACACCAATAACAAAGCGACTGAGTGACAATAGAGAAGATTTGCTTGTTATCTGGAATCAAAGTGTTACAATGTGTAACGTCTAAATAATAAATGCAGGGTAAGAAAATTCAACAAAACTTACCCTGATTACAGGGTAATAAAATAAAAGGTTGTTGTCAAGATAAATTTAAGGTTGACAACAATAAACAACTAAACTAGGTTGTAAAAGTTTACATAAGTTTGCTTACAATCTTAATGCGCGATGTAAAGATAAACGATATATTGACAAATTCCTAAAGATATGATACAAAATAGAAGATTTAAAACTGTCCAAAGGCACTATAGGTATATCCTATCAGTTCCAAAACTGGCTAAAAAATTAATAAAACATCTACAAATGACTGACATCGACTACACGAGCGCACAGACTAAAAACGTACTCCAATCGTTTCGTCTGTCTATGCAGAAAAATTATAAAGAAATACCTAGAGATTGGAGATCACTTACTCGCAATAATGCGTTTGAATTATACCTCGAGCCTTATCTTTCGAAGCAAGGATTCTATAACTATGTTGAAGATGGGTATTTCCGATCTAATCAAGAGGGTAACGTATACGCCGAAGAAGTAGAAAGGTACCGTGATCTTTGTGCTTTTATATATAAAATTGGGCTTAAACAAGAAAACGTAAACGGTAAAAAGAGATATACTTTCTTCTACTCTAAACAAGCTAAGTTCAAGCTTGGCACACATAATGAGCTTGTTAGGAGCGGTGTCGCATTACTAAAAACTCCATGGTTCAGCGACATGCAAGGGTTTCTTGATCTAAGCGACTAGCTTACCTGTAATATAAAGTACATAATAGCACCCTGTATCAGGGTCTTTTTTTGTGAGCTTTGTAAGGGTGCTAACAAAGTTTGGCATTATCATTTAGTTGTCAAAGCAAGACAGCTATTTAATGGCTTTGTGCTTTAGAGAAAGGGCTGCGTGTTTAAATCTTAAGTTTTAGTTGACAAAACATTACAAAAAATATATACTTGTAATATAGAAATTCAGTAACCACTCTAATTTCTACAAATTAACAGCTGGAAACCTCAAAACACTAAGTGATTGTCACTGTACGCAGTATCAATACACGCTACATATTCAATTCACTTAGTTTCGGGGACTGGCTCACGCTGGTTCCCACCAATACCGCCAGATAAGGGCTAAACCCTTTGAAGGTGCAATTTTTACACAAATTTGTGCCGATAAAAAAGAGAGGTCAACGCCCCTCTTACTATCGACACAGTAACTCTACTACTATGTCAACTACTTTAACTAACTACACAAAACAAACTCAGTCAAAAGAAGAGCTAGATCAAGTACTCGAAGCAATGGAATCATTCGTTGATTCATTCGCAGACGATTCGCTTGATACTATGCTCTTAACATTCAGATTAATGAACGAAGATAAACTCTACATGTTAGAAGATCAGCTGAGTTATTACAGTGATATGCTACAACGCAACATTGATTATATATCACTACCCAGCTGGAATGCGATGGAAGGAATCCTACACTCTAACCCCACCAAAAAGCAAGAGCCGTTTATTGCTCACTTGTTCTTGACTCATGGAGTACTGAACTGTCTAAGATTAGTCATTAACGAACTTTAAGCTATGCAGATTATTAACGTAACCCCCAAACTCCGACTTCCAAAATGGAACAGTCAACTCAACCAACGCCCGACTCACATTAAGAATTGGGCTTTATATCCTCACACTATGTCACAAATTAACAAAGCAAAGCAATTACTCAAAGACGGAAAATTCAAAGAACTAGCGGAGCTGATTCGCAAAGCTTCTACTCAAGATAAAGAAAGAATCGAAAACGCAATCTATAACTAACTATGAATCCACAATTAGAAAAGATCCTAAAAATGCTTGAAATGGAAGCAGTCAAAGTAAGGGAGTCAGACGACTTTGCCCAAATTGATTTTCTTAAATTAGAAGTCGAACGCTTCATTAAGACTGAATATGCGAAGATATTACAGCTGAGAGAGCAGTTAATCTTAGAAGCTTTAAACGGGGAAGAAGAAGGGCAAGTGGGCAACTACTTAGTAACTTACAAATCAACCGAACGCTTCGCAATGGATAATCAAAGGCTTAAGCAATACGTATACAGTAACATACTGACTAAAGCCCAGAGAGAAGAGATAGATGATCTCAGCAAGAAAGAGCAAGACGAATATATAACAGACGTTATTAAGTCAATGTTCTACTCACAGAGCTCAACTAAGCCAACGATCAAACTAAAGAATAAATAAACTATTCACTAATTATAGACTGAGATATGTCACAAGTAAAAACAATCAAATTACAGGGAAAGGATTATGCCCAAGTAAATGACAGGCTCAAGGCTTTTCATTCACAATATCCAAACGGTTCGATTATAACAGAACCTAACTTAACAGGAGAGGTGGCTTTTGTAAAAGCAATAGTTACACCAGATGTTGCAAACCCTACTAGAATTTACTCAGCCAGCTCATACGGAACTCTAAGAGGTGTAAAAGCATTTGAGAAACTAGAAACAGTTGCGGTAGGTAGAGCATTAGCGTACTTAGGATTCTCAATTGATGGATCAATAGCATCAGCGGAAGAAATGGAAGAGTTCATAAAAGAACAAATCAAAGAGCCTACGCAAGTTGAGCCGACTAAGCCCTTGCTTGCTAAGCCTACACAGCCACAACTAACAAGACTACACGCAATAATCGGAGAGTTCACAACCCTCAAAGACAAGAACTTAGATGAAACCAAAAAATGGCTTTACAGCGCTTATAATATTGAATCTTCAAAAGATCTAAGTCTTGAGCAATACGAACATATGACCAACTTTCTCGTGAAAGCAATCGCAACACTAAAGCAAACTACTATTTAATTATGAATACTTACACCACGATCGGAAGGCTTACAGCTGATCCAATCATCAAAACTACATCATCACAAAAGAAAGTCGCAAACTTCACTATAGCAGTAAGCACAGGATACGGCAAGAACAAGTCAACTATGTATCTTGACTGCCAAGCGTGGGAAGGCCTTGCAGAGGTGCTTCAACAGTACACAACCAAGGGAAAGCAAATCGGAATCTCTGGAAACCTCCAACAAGAGAACTGGGAGAGAGACGGCCAAAAGCGAAGTAAGATTGTCTGCAACATTAAGAGTCTAGAACTACTTAGTACCAAACAAGAAAAGACAGCAGACGCAAACAACGACCTGCCTGATCTTGATCAAGCTATGAATGACATGATGGCTTAATATGCCCGTAGTAGTAGCAACAATAATAACAGGCTTGATATTCCTAGCGATAGGGGTATTGAGCGACTAAATAGAAAAAGACTAACCGCCTTAAGCGGTTGGTTTTAATACTGATTAAAGCAAGTGACTACCGCTTGTTTCAATCAGCATTTAAGCTGAAACAAACAAAAATATATATGAACTACGACACAACATGGATCGACATTTGCCTACCGTTAGCGGAGCAAGTCGAGACCGAACAATACACACCATCAATCGAAGAGATGATTGAATTTGAAACAGAAACAAACTAACACTATTTATTATGTCTAACAATTTACAAGGTGAGTATTCGCAGAATATACAACCACAAATTACCCCCAAAAAATCTACAATCAAAGAATACGTAGGCTACATAGCAATGTGCGGTTTAGCGATATTTGCCGTTGTAGTCGTGGCCTCAGTAATGTTT